GCGTTGCGGAGCGCCATGGCCCAATAATCGACCCGATCCGGACTGACATAGCCGGTGCGCGCCAGTTCCGCGATGGCATCGGCCAGGACTTCGCGGAAGGTCGGTTGCGCTACGCTCACGGCCGGCTAAACTCCGAGGCGAGGTCGATGGCGGAGAGGATTAACGCAACCACCGCATCCGTAGGTGGACCAAATAGCCGTATGCGGCGGTGCCGATCTGGTCCCGTGGGTTCGAATCTCACTCGACTGCCAATTACGTCTCGGCCGAGAACGGCGCCGGTTCGTGTTCCTTCTCATCGCCACCGCCCATCGTCGGGACCGGCGGAACGTAATTCGCCAGCGCGTCCTCGTCGATTTCCAGAGGTGCCGAGAACAGTTTCCGCCGCGAATTAACCTCATCGGCGGCCCACGCGATGACGCGCGCCTTGTTCACCGGATCGATCCCGGCATTGATCAGGCTCTCGACCAACGCGGTAACGGCCTCGAAACGGGTTTTCTCGACCTGGATCGCATCGCTTTCCGGTTCGGCCAAAAGGTTCGGCCATTTCGCGGAAAACGAATTGGACCATGTATAGAACGCCGTCTCGTAAGGTATCTTGCGATACTCGGGAACGTCCTGCTTCAACGCTTCGTAGAACTGCGGCGACCATGCCCGGCGCATAACGATCTTGTCGAACCACTTATAGAGCGGGTCCATCCCGGTTCGCTCCGTCGCGATGTAATCCGCGATCTGCTTGGCGTCCTCGGACCCTTCGGCCATCCCGCCAACCATTTCCTCTTGTTCGAGGAGCTTCGACGGCATCCCGACGCCCATCGCCACGTCCTTTAGAGCGTTCTCGCGGCAAAGCCGGGCTGGGCCTTCCAGGTTTTGGAAATTAAGGCTTTCGATGCTGTCCTTTTCGCCGATGGTCAGCACGTTGCCGGTCACGCCGGCTTTCAGCGCGGAACGCTTAATCCCGAAGAAGTTCAGGATGCGATTGTTGATAACCGGGCCAGGCGCGGCCATCTTCGCCACGAGCAAACCAACTTTGAACGTTACCAACTGGTCCGTGATCATGGCCTGAACCAGCGTTTTCAGCGGATACAACGCACGCTGATAAACCGAGCGGCCCACGAAACCGAATGCCGAATTTGTCCATTCGATGTAAATCGGCTGTTCGTTCATCGTGATGACGGTGCGCGACGGATGGTAAATCCGGTTGCCGACACGCACTTCGCGAGCTTTCTGAAACTCAGGACTGTTCGGGTCCTGGTCGAGCACAAGCGATCCGGCGGTATTGAGCGGATCGAGAACGTTGAAATAAGGCTCGATCTCATGCAGTTTCAGCACGTCCAGCGGTTGATCGCTTCGCATCGGATAGCGCCGATCCCCGACGACGATGCTGGAAATACCGTAGATGCGCGCCGTGACTTTGGCGGACTTAATCCATCCGTCAGCGCCTATTCCGCTCCATTCGCGCCGGAACGCTTCGACAAGCCGTTCCTCGGGACCGGCGGGGATCGTGATGATGCGCTCTTGCGACTGCGCCAGGACGATTGGCTTTTCGGCGATCTTCGCACCGAGTTGATGATATGCAAAAATCGTTTTGCAGAGTTGGTATCCGACAGGCGAACCCGGAACGATATCTTCGGCGTTCAAAAGTTGCGTCAGTTGGCTCCCGCACCCGCCCTGAACACCAAGCCCGGCGAACCCTATTCCGCCTTCGACCGTGTTCGCGCTATTCGAGCCGCTCACGTTTTAACGGCCCGCTCCGATAGCGTTCCATTACGTAGCCGCAACTCCCAATCGCGGTGCGCCGCATCGTGCGCCGCATCGGTCAGCACGAGGCCGCATTTCGCCACGGCGGCCTCGATCTCCCCCCGGTGGCAACGGGACGTGCCTCGGTCGGACAGTTCGGCGGCGAGGCGTTCGGCGGGCGTTGGCATGGCGCTACGGCTTTGTCGCGACGTGCGGCACCACGGCGGGCATCGCCGGGATGACCGGCACGGACACCGTGGCAGGCGTCGGAGGGAACACAACCACCTGGCCTGGCGGCGTCAGGACCGTGACGGTCGGCATTTCGCCGGCGGTTATGGTTGACGTGGCACCCGGCATGTCCGTATGGTCCTCGATTATGAGCAAGGTTTACGCCAACGTGCCACCCGCCAAGATCGCGCCTGCACCCAAGCCACGACTGCGGTTCCATTGCGGTCGATGGTGGGCTTATTTCGCTGGCATAAATCTATTCGCGAGCGGCGAAACGGCTGAAACGGCACATGCCGCATTGGAAGCCAAGATTAACGCATCCCTATGCGCAGCACGGGCAAGGGATGCCCTCTACAACGATAGCGACGATCTGGAAAGCGAAGACTTCGATTGGAGCGACGACTATTGAACCGGACGATGAGACGATGAGCGAGCGTTTCGAGATGCGGGTCACGCCGAAGTGGCTGGCCATGCTGGACGCCTGGCGGGCAAAGCAACGGCCGATCCCATCCAGGACCGCCGTGCTGAGGCAGGCGGCGATAGATTTCTGCGAAAGGCAACCGATGCCTTCCGACTTGCCAAAAAAGGACAAACCGCGATGACAGACGATCCGAACCGCCGCACGGTCGATGACTGGACCGTGACGTTCGGCGAACTGAGCGAGACTGACAAACAAGCCCGCACGTCGCCGCCGATGTTTCTGACAGCCCCGTATCCGCAGGCGTTAGAATTACAACTCGTTGTGATGGAGCAATCCGCCCGGATCGCGAAACTCGAAACGAAACTCGCGGAAGCCGAGGCGAAACTCGAACAAGGATGCTTCTATTGACCAAACCCGCCGCACCCGTTCCGCACATGCGCCGTGTCTTTACGGTCGTATTGCTTGGCCCTGTATCCGAGCTGCGCACCGCCTCGGTAACGGAGATCGTCGAGGCCGTAACAAAACAATTCAACTTTTCGCGACACGTCACCGTCGCGTGCCAGGACGAAATGCCATGATAATCGTCGCAATCGCCGGAACGCTCGCCGCCTTCGTGCTGTTTCGATGGGTGCGGGCCGTGTTCGGCCTTACCATCCTGGTCGCGGCGGCGTGGTTCGCCATGATCTACGCGGGATGGGTGACTTGAGAAAACGACCAATCGAACTTACCGTCGCAGTCGGCATCGAGGCCGAAGTCGGAATGACTTTGACTGGGTTCGGAATGGATGGCTATCTGGTGCGCTCGATTGTTTCTGTAGACAAAAACGGATTTGCGACTTGCTTCACCGCAAGCAAGCCAACTCTTTTAGAGCGATTGAAAATTGCTACTCAATGGGCGCGACTTGCGATCCGGCGCAAAGCAAAGACGATTGGAGAATGGATTAAGCGATACCTTCCGAGTTGCCGAGCGTGATCGCTATCGCATAGCAAAATGTGTCGAGCAGATCGTCGGCCCGTGTCGCCGCCGCCTTATCCCCGACGCGAAACCCCGTAATCTGCGATACGAGGTGATTGCGGCGCGACCCCTTAAACATTACGTTGTTTTTATCGTAGGCATATTCGGAAAACTTAACCTCGCCGCGATAGACCGGCCCGCTGGCGTTTATCGCCCGAATGTCCTTTCCCGCCGATGTCAACGCTGCCGGTAGCGGCTGAGCCGGCAAGCCGCGCAACGCGCATTGCTGCAGCAGGATAGACCCGCTCTGAGCGTCCTCGATCCACGCTCCGCCAGAACCGGAACGAGCGTTGCACATCGCGGCCAGTTCGGCGCACCGTTCGAACACCTGCGGTATCCATGTCTCCAACAACGCACCGTCGATGCTCACGATATCGTAATCGAGGATGACCAGCGGATGACCGGCGCGCGGCGAAAACGAACAATACAAAACCGCCGTGCCGTCGTGTTCCCGGCCGCCCTTAACCGCGCTGTCGATGACGGCGAACACCGTCTCGCACATCGTCGGACGCGGCACCGGCTTGCCGTCGACCATCAGCTTGTCCGGCGAAAAGAACGCCTCGCCGCTGAAATCGACAAACTCGGCGAGAAACTCCTGCCGGAACACAAGCGGGTGATTGCGCTCGCGTTCCCGCGCCAACTCATCGGGCGGAACATACGGGCTGCTACTGGTCGGAGCGTAATGCTCCTTAAACCCGAAACTCGGATCGTTGCACAACTGCCAGAAAAAGTTCTCGGGATCGTTGCCGTTCGGCGTGGAAAACGCCCATGCGCGCGATCCCGGACGGGTGATCATCGTCGGCTTGATCGAGCGTTCCCAGATGCCCATCATCTGCTTGGGCTTGGTAAACGCCGCCTCATCGATCAGGACAAGATCGTATTCGCGTCCGCGTCCAGCCAGTTCGTTATCGTTAAGTGTCCAAAAGTCTATCTGGCCGCCATTGTTGGTGCGGATCGTGCCTTCGTTCTTATTCGCGCTCAGCCGGATCGGCGAAAGGATGTGCAGAATTTCGGCATACGGTTCGTGAAGCTGCTTATGCTCCGGCGTGAACAATCCGACCTTCTGCCTCCGCGCCGCTCCGTTGGATGCGAGCGTGAC